TGTCTGCGCTAACTGCAACGCAGCTTGATACTGAACAATCTTCTGCGCCATTGTTGCCGCGTTGGGATCAGACACAGGAATAACTTCCACAGTGTCGTAGTCAGTCTTCTTAGCTTTACGGTCACCTTCTTCTGGGTCGTAGTTGTATTCTTCAGGTGTGTAGTCAGCGATGATGTTCTTGAGCAATTTAAACTCTTGACGCATCGAGTAGTGCATACGAGCCTGCACTGCGCCCATCACTTTTAACTGACGCTCTAATAGAGCAAGCGTAGTACCCACGGGTGCTTGCGCACTCATGTCACTGACGTTCATGTCTCCTGAAGAGGCGAACTGCCGACCCTCTTGCACAATGTTCTGGAACAAGGCGAAGAGAACCTGACTGGGTTCCTTGTAAGGCAGCGGCAGGATGTTGTCTCTGATGGATCCGCTTGGTACGTCAACATCACGAAACTCTCCCGGCTGGATAGGCGTGTCATCGCCTTTGAGTCTGAGGCCCCGTGACTTGAGTCCGCCCGGTAAGTTAGATAGCGTACCTGCATCAACGAGTTGCCTGATGAGCATGGTCGCGCTCTTCGCATATCCGCCGATAAGGTGAATAAGACCAAATCCATAAAAGCCAAACCCCGAAGGAATATATTGATAGTGGATCAAATGTTCGCGCTTAGTATGCAAGGGATCATCCTCATACCAATTACGACGAATAGCAAGAATAGTAGATGTACCCTTCTCGATTGTCACGATGTATGGCAGAGCAATACCTGTAGGCTCACCATTTTTATCTACGTCTTCGTAACCGGGCAAATCTAAATCAACCTGCATCTCAAGTACGCGATAGCGGTTATCTTGAATAGCTGAGAAGCCTTGCTCCTTGGCTTTCTGTTTCTCAACGTCATCAAGCTCTGTTGACGGATCACCTAACTCTACGTCACTGTAAAACCCAGCGACCATAAGCTTAGTCAACTCATTCTCAGTCCTACGCATGACGTGAGTAACACGCGGCGCAGTAGACAAATCTGATGCGCCGTATGGCACAACGATATCTTCAGCGGGGACAAAAATAGAGACCTGACGACCACGACTTGGGTCGTAATAAACTTTCTTGAACGCACTACCAGCAAGTGGCAATGCCCACAACATTTTCTCATGCTCTGGACGATACTCCTGCATCACTTCAGTTAGCTGATAGTTCATGTCCTCGCGCACGCGAGTGGATGCTTCTTCTTTCTGGGGTGTGTCCTTACCAATGATCTGTGTCTTCACAGGACCCGCGGCAGGGAATGTCTCCATAATGCCTTCGCTCTGAAAACGAACAACAGACTCTGTCAACATGGGGTGAAATACACCGCATGCTCCGTTCCAAGGCTCTGTTCTTTCTTCGTACTTTAAGCCTAGCAACTTCAAACCATCAACGTAAGTCTGCATCCATTCTTTGCGATCGTTCTGGTCTTTGTCAAAGTCAGACACCAAGTCAGACGCAAGAGTAGCAAGCGCAGAGTCGGTAATATAGTCAGCAAGGTTATCGTCAAACTCTTCTGATGTCTCGTCTTGCGGCGTCAAGTCAATCTCAATATCACCCATAGCAATCTTTACGCTCTCGGGATCTTCAATCTCGATCTCAAGAGGCGCATCTTGTTCTTCATCAAGACCCAAAGGTGCTGCGTATAAACTTTTGTCCATAAAACTCGTTGCCATTTTTAGTCCTTAAACTGTGTAGTAGCCTTGGCCACGCTTACTCTTAAATAGTGGTATCGGGTCAGGCTCGTCACTTGCAAGCTTGATAAACCCACCTTGTCTAAACCGCATAAGTGCTAGTGTTGTTGAGTCAACCAAGTCATCGTTAGTGCCCGACGGGAAGTCGTTGCACTCCTCAATAACTTCTCTTGCCCACCTGCGATCAGGTGCATAAACTACTCCGCCTTGGAACAGTGCAGACACCGCATTCACCCGCGCAATCTTATCTTGTCCTTTACCCGGAGTAAACTCTCCAACGGGTATGCCCATCCGTCTAAACTCTTGATAGAGCGGCGAGCCGTTAGACTTCTTCTCTACAATGAACGCATCGGGTTCCCAGTCCTTGTATTCTTCAAGTATTAACTGCTTTAGTTCTGGATACTCAAGCCGTCTCTTAATAGAGTTAAGCAAAATGATGGCGTAATTCTTTGTCTCTTCGTTGTAGAACACACCCCAAGTAGTCAGGGCGTTATAGTCAGCACGGTTGTTAGATTCCTGCGCAGCATCAAGAGACATGATGGTGAACTCACACATAGGTGGGTCGTCTTTATCCCAGATCTGCCACCACTCTCTCTTAATAAGAGCGCCTTCTTCAGACACGGGGTTCTGCATGTACTGGGCTTGCCAGTAGCGGGGGTCCATACCTGCTTTTTTAGACAGTAATTCCTCAATGGACCAGAACGCCCCCCACAGAGGTTTGTCTTCAAGAATAGCCGGGAACTCGACCACTTCCCAAGGGTCTACCCCCTCTTCTCGACCCATTTGAGCAATAATCTGCCCAGTTAAGTCAAGTTTAGACCACCTTGTCATCACAATAATGATTGCGCCACCAGGCATAAGCCGCTGTAAAGGGCCAGACTGAAACCACTCCCAAGCAGGTATAAACACGTCTGGTCTTCCAGTTTTTGCCTCTTGTTCAGAATGCGGATCGTCAATGATAAACAAATCAGCACCGCGACCTGCAAGAGCACCCCCAACACCAATAGCAAAGTATTCCCCATTAAAATTTGTCCCCCAACGTGACGCAGACTTACTATCAGCCTGCAATTCGACCTGCGGAAAGATGTCTTTATAGGCATCTAAACCAACCAAATTACGCACTCTACGACCAAAATTGGTTGCTAAATCCGCTGTATGGGAGGCCATAATGACCTTTTTATGAGGGTATTTACCTAGAAACCATGCAGGAGCTAGGTAAGAAATGAGTTCAGACTTGCCATGACGCGGTGCAATATTGACAATAACCCGCTTTTTCTTGCCTTCTGCTATCTCTTCGAAGATTCTGGCAAGCCTTCTGTGGTGTGGACCTACGATATAGCCCGGATATACGTGATTTGCAAACTCTAAGAGTGAGTCTTTGCCTACATATTGCACAGAATTGTTGTCGTACTCCTTTAGAAGCTCCAAAGTTGCACGTTTTTCGTCGTCCGGCATAAACGGCACGGACTCTTTGATCTTTTTTACTTGCTCAGGCGTTATTTTCACTGCGAACTACCTTAGCGTGGACATCAATTGTGCGTTTTTCAAGTCTTTGGAGCGTTTCAAGCAGCTCTATCTCAACTTCATCCATAGATTTATGTTTAATAGTGACTTCTGAGCGTTTCTTGAACGCATCTACACCATCAACTTCACCTAAAGCTTTGATCGCACCGAGTCTGACCTTGGGGTCTTGACTATCTGTCTCAAGCAGTAGCTTATTTACTACATATTTTTTCAAATCAACTAGCTCACGCACGACCATATGGTCGTATTGAGCAACCATACCGGCTAGATATGCAATGGTTGGGTTTGGGTATTGGGCAAGATTGGGGTCAGTTTTGTTCAAGGCGACTTGCTCAACCACTTTCATGGCTTCGCCGCGATGTTCTTCTGTAACTTCTATAGGTTTACCCTGTAAGTCAGCAAGCATCTTGACTGTTCTACCTCGCATCTCGAGTTCTTCCTTGACGGAAAGCTCGGGCATCGCTTCTGTGGCTGAAGCGGGTAGGGGCACGTTAGCATCAATGTTTGGTACTAGGTCTTGCATAGGAGGAAAAGTGGCACTCCGTTAAAAAGTGTTGGGGTACTGTTCGTCCGCAAGGATTCCAAATGGCAACTGTCTGCGCAGTAGCCCCAACGGAAATAAATATACCACATATTTTGGAAAGGGTGGTAGGAATCCTATAGGGGGGGTTTTCCCTAATGGGTTTAGTTTGATACCCGTGACGAAAAAGAGAAGGGGGTGGGGGGTGTTTTCCCTAAGTCAAGTAATAATAAACACGTCTAGGAAAGTTAGGGGGTAAGAATTTGAAAAGTGTTTAGTTATTTGTGCATATCTTGGGGTATGGGGGCGGAGGGGGACCCATTTCAAAATCCGGGGGGTGGGGTCGGCTGTGGGCTGTCTACCAGGGAATCAAGGCCAGTATGGGTTATAATTCTCTTACCGGATCACATGGAGTGATACGGACAAACCCTAGTCTTAATGGAGAGACACAATGTTAAAGACCAAAGCTTCCCAGGTATTCAAGAATACCGCCCGTGATATCAGCGACACAATGAAACGTGCTCGCAACAATAAAGTTCAGTTGGCTAATGCCAAAGCTGACATGGCCTTGTTCATCAATGTGGTTCGCCCATTGTTGAAAGAGTCTGACAGTATCAACATCCTTATGGGATATAGCAAACCAATGATGGTTATCAACGCACGCGGTTTAGAGTCTTTCAAGACCGGCTCTATCCTGCAAATTATCCAAGTGCTTGAAGCCTTTGGTAATGCCACACGCACTACGGATTACGCGGGTGTTATTAACCGCGACTTCAACTATGAAATGCCAAAGTTTGAAGTGATGTTGTGCGCTTATGTTCGTGACGATAGTCCAACTTGCCGTAAGGTAGCAGTTGGTACAGATGTCCAGACAGTTGTTAAATACGAAATCCAATGTGATTGATTGACTAGGGAGGCCGTGACAGGGCCTCCCATCTAAACCCTAAACTGGAGAAACAAATGACCTACGATACAAAACTCAGATATATAGATGCATGGTTTTACCCTGAAGAAGTGATGGGTGATCGTGAGATTGAAGCCAAGGAAATGGGCTATAGCATCCGCTACTATCCCAAAGACAACAAGGTCTGGCTATTTCACTCTGAAGGTGAAGGCGGTTCTTTCAACCTGAAGGACTTCATTGCCAGCTCGGACGATGTCGATACATACTTCTGGAAGAACTTCTGATCACATAGGGCTACGGCCCTATTGATACCAGTTATTCGTCTGCGGGCGCGTTAAGTTGCGCGTGCGCGATCGCGTGGGCGGGGCTGGCTTATATAAGCCGTCACCCAGTGGCGACATGGTATATAATACACTCACTGGATCAGTAATCCTACTGATTCGGTTTTGTGATCTTTAACATTACTGGAGAATATTATGGTAGTTAAAAAAACTGATGTTGCATTAGCGGTGGAAATTTCATTGCCAGTTAGCAACAAAGACGCGGGTTATAAAATAGCGCGACATGGTGAAGGGTCAAAAGCCATTGCCGAATGGGTTATGAGTAAAAACCCTGAATTTCCCGCTAAGGTAGAAGAAAAGTTGAAATCCGATCTTTACGAGGGTTTTGCGCTTCGGTCAACTGAAATTGTAGGTGACACTTATTTTTACATGGGTGACACTGGAATTTATATTGAAATTGGCAATAGCATTACAAGCCCCGAAAAGATCACACCTGAAATTTTGGCGACAAAATACAAGGGTAAGGAAATCATAAAAATGAATCCTACTATTGCATGGTCATACACTGGCACTGAATTCGGGTTATTGAATAATACAAAATCCGATAAATACAATAAACCATTGCATAGTGTTGTTTCAGTAGCGCGGGAGAAATTCCGCAAATACGGACACAATGCACTGGGTGACCTAGTAGACGCGGCAAAGCGCATAGTCAACAAAGACAAGCCTAGAACGCGAAACGGCAATGATAGTTTCATTATGGCAATAGAGAAGGTTTTTGCTACTCTAGAAAAACGCGCCACTACCGCAGAAAAACGACAAAGTGATTCTACGGCAAACAGCGCAAAACATAGAGT